GAACAACATCTATCCCGAGAACAGGACCGCCCATCTTGCGCCAGCCGCAGCCGACATCTACGCCGTTACCCTGGCAGTAACGCCCGATCAATTCTTGGACGGGAATAGAAAAAAAACCTATTCCATGTCTCTTTTTAACTGGGCTTACTGGTTTTGGTTTTTGCCTTTGCCTTCTAGCCTTCGCCAAATGTATTCCAGTTTTTCCGTGTCGGGCGGCGAGGTCAGAACGTCGAGATTGACAACTATCACCTTGACGGGCCAATCCCACCACTTGACTTTCATTAGAACATCTATCGTCTTCTGGTCGAATCGTTTGTGTATTTCCTTCGCTGGATTGCCTACCACAACCGAATACGGCTCGACTTTCCCCGCGACAACAGCCCGCGCCCCCACAACAGCACCGTCACCTATTTCGGCCCCGTGAAGTATTGTCGATTTATACCCTAACCAGACATCGCTACCGATAGAGATGTTAAATCGCTTTGAACTCGGAAGGTTATGCGGCCTCGCTTCCATAGTCCACTTGAAACACTCTATTTCATTAAAGGGATAGGTAGCCGTCCACTCCCAACGGTGATCCCCGAAGGGCAGTATTTCAACGTTCGGCCCCATGAGAGTATATTTGCCTATGGTTATTTGGCCCCTGCCGATTATGGTAGGTGTGCCGTTGGTGAATATCCCCACCTCGACCTGTCCAGACTCTACATATTCGGCAAGCGTGTCCCTTGTCCATTTAGGATTCGCCATCTATTATCCAGGTAGCCGTGAGTATGTTCATAATGTTCCAAAAGTCGGGCCTGTATGGTGTCAAGCCCTCTGGTACGTCTTCGGGAAAAATCTCTGTTCCCCAATCGTGTACCGATATTAAAGAACCCGCAGGTATCCTTTGCGACCAGAACCGCAGTTCTTCTTTCTTGTTCCCCCCGTCGCAGAAAACGTATGTCGGTTGCTTCTGTATGAACTCGTCTATCAGGGCTATGTTGTACTCATCCCACTCGTCGCCCCATATCGTGGATATGGAAAGCATATCGAACAGGCGATGCAGGCGCTTGCTTAAAGACTTCTCCCAGTCGATGGTCAGAATCCGCTTGTTCGCCAGTTTCCCGAAAAGGCCGAACAGCACCGTTAACGCGCCAGTCCCAGTCCCGATCTCCACCGCTGATTTTATATGAAGATGGTTCATAAACTGGTGATTCAACTCATGCCAGAGGTAATATGAGTGTTGCATCCTCTGACCGAGAAACAGACGCTTCCACTGCCAGGACATATCCGAGTTCTCATGCTTCAGGGCTATGAGTTCTTCGACGGTATCAACATCTGGAACAAGCGGATCCCTGACCTCGAAAGCCATTATTGTTCCTCGGGGATTCTGCCGTATGCTATACGCCGCTCTTTGGTAAGTTTCGCGTTGTACTCGGGGTAATCGTTTTTCCCTTCTCCGAGATCGAGAAGCGGCACATAGACATTCGGGTAAAACGCTTTAAGCCCCTCCGCAGTTTCCTGAAGGTGCGTCCAGCCGCCAGGAGTCACGCCGTAATTACTCCAGTAAGACGTTGACCCGTTACCCAATCGCGTCTCAAGCCAACTGCGCCGAAGAAGGAACAGCCCTCCAACGTGCATATTCCTGTAAACGCCTGTTCCCTCAATTTCCTTATTCGGCGCGAGGTACTTTCGCTTCGCCATCACATTCTTAAAATGGCTCGGCGCGATAACGTCAACCTCCGCATTGTCGGCGGCGGCGAGCAGGTCTTCCATCCAGCGGTCGGGAACTATAACATCGTTGTCCATCTTCCCGACCCATTCGACACCGGCGGTAAGGGAAAAGAACAGGTCTATCTGCTTGTCAAGGCCGTACCGCCTCGCCCGATATATCTTTCCCGCTATCTGCGGGTTGTCAAAGTTCTCCAGCCATGCGACTGTCCCGTCGAGAGAACCGTCGTCGAGAATAACGATTTCGGCCCTCGGGGATTTCTCTATCAAGCGGGGAAGTGTTTTCTGCGTGTAGCCCAATCTCCCCCATGTCGGATACATCACTGGTATCCCGTCAAAGAAAGGAACGGCAACGCCTCGCGTGTTGTTGTCTCTTTCCCTTATCCTCTGGAGATATAATTGGTGATTCTGTTTCCCCTTAACGCCTAACCCGTCGTTGGCGTTGTAAACACCGCGCAGGGTTTTGTGTCCGTGATGGTGGACGTATGAACCTTTGGCCCAAACGAGTTTCCAGCCTCGCCTTGTGGCCCTGTCCTCATAATCCTTTTCTTCAGCCGAGCCAAGCCCGAAAGTATGCCAGTCAAAAGCTCCTATCTCGCTGACAACCCTGCGATCTATAAGCAAGCAAAATCCCGAAAGGTCGGTGACTTCGCTGTATGTTTCCCTGCTGTTTGAAAATCTGTCAGCCGTTTCGAGTATCTTTGGCAGTTCCCAATCTTTGGCGTTGCCCGTTTGTATTTTCCTGAAGTCGGTTCCGTGTATTCCCCTGATACACTGTTTTCCCGAGGAATAATTTGTTGCAGGCCCGACAAGTCCAACCTCTCCGTCAAGGGCTTTTACCATCTCGGAAAGCCAGCCGGGGGTAACAACGCAATCGGAATTAAGAAGGCAGAATCGGTTGCCCTTCGCGTTGAGTATCCCTTGGTTCACCGCCTTCGGGAAACCGAGATTGGTTGTATTTGTTATCACCCTCGCCTTCGCATTTTTGATAACCGCTTTAGTCTCTGCGTCAGAACCGTTGTCAATTATGATTATCTCGTATGGGCCGTCGGTGTATGCCCCAACCGCATCAAGACACTGGCGCAGATAACCCGCCTGATTGTAAACGGGAATGATTATGCTTGTTGCGTTCTCACCGACAAGCGGAAAATGCTCTGGCTTTATGTCACCTGGTCGCTTGATCTCGTAAGGGCAACCGTCGGGTACAGCTATCCCCAGTCTAACTAGGTGTTGTGCTTGCTTGTCTCCGAGGCGAAGGAGGGAGCCAGGCTTGTAAACAAAACCTGGTCCCCCTTCTTTCACGATCCTGACCAGCATCTAGGCGTGAACTCCAGTCACCTTCGCAAGACAGTTCTCGTCTTTCACTACAAAGGCTTTCCGAATCACGAACCTAAATGCAGTGAGGTCCATTTCCCACAAGTTAAGCGGTTCGTCGGTTCCCTGGGTTAGAGTCGCTTCGTCGCTGACGGAAACCTGAATCGAATTGGCACCTGTGCGATCACCTATCATCACATAGGGCCAGTACGCCATCAGGATTTCCGACGCAGGCGGCGCTCCCGCCTCCTGCACCTGACGAGTGAATCTCATGGGGATACCGAATACCGAGAACTCGCGGATACCGTCTCTCAGGTTTTCCGCGAAGATCGGCGTGTTCAACAGGTCACGCAAGCCTCTGAGCCTCGCCTTGGTGCGAGGATGGGCTATCATGCCTGTCGGCGCCCAACCGTGAGCCTCTACCTGCTCGATTGCCAGGTTGATGTCTTCGGCAAGGTCAACGCCAGTACCAAACGCTATCGAGTGCGCGGCGGGACAGGTGCCTGACACGGACTGGGCAAAAGGCGTGGTCGCCTCGTATCCCATATACGTCCGATCCAGCAATTCCGCAAACGCGCCCGTTACGTCGGTTCTTATGACGTTGGCGATGTCGGTGTCGGCATCCTCGATAAGCTGATCCTCTACTGGCACGATCACAGCCATTTTCTCTGCCGTAAGGGTGTAGCTCTCGAAAGTCGGAGCGTCCTTCGGCTTGACGTTCATCGCGTCAACCCAGTATCCGAGAACACCATCGGCCTGCTTGCGGCGGGTCATGGTGTGCCTTCTCATCGGGATATGCCGAGCAAAAGCCTCAACCTGTGAAGCGTCACGAAGCAGCATATTCAGTTCGGTGGAAAGTTCGTCTGGTACGAAAATGCCACCCTGACCGTATACAACCTCGTTAAGCGTGGGTATCGCCATCTTTGTTTTTCCCTCCTTTCGTTATTCCTCTTGCCTCAACCCTGGCTTCGCGTTCTTCAGAAGGTTGTAGAACATATCATCTATGTTCTTAGCCTTCGGTCCCTTGACGGGTTGACCGCCAAGACCAGGCGTGGGCGGTGGAGGGGTTTGTTCGATGAGATAAGGGCGATCTTTGATGAGCCTTTCCAAAGCCTTCTTAACGCCCTTGACAGAAGCACCGTCTACATCGAGTAGATTCATGTCAATAAGCGCGTAAGCGGCATCGGGGTCTATAATGCCCATGCGTGTCGCCTCTGACGTTACGGCGGTCTTAACCACCATCTCTGCCAGCTGGCGGTCGCGGGCCGTCACCTCGGACTCAAGCCTCGCCTTCTCGTCAGTCAACCTCTCCAGTTCCGATTTCTGCGAATCCTCGTGCGCCTTCACCTTTGCGGCAAGAGCCTCAACGCGCTTCTCGGCATCCCGCAGCTTCGTTCTCCAGTCGGCTGCTTCGGCCCGAAGCCCCTTGACGTAATCGGCATCAAACGATTGAGTTTCCGCTTCTGTCTCCGTGGCTTCCTGGGCCACTTCTTCCTCGGGCATCTAACCCAACTCCTCTCAGCTTCTAGCTTTTTTCAAACAAAATGAACAAACGTGTATCTTTACCCCGTGATCTGTCGCGGGGAATAACTGGGGTACAACGGCGTGGCACAAGGCGCAGATATTGACAGCGCAGATCGAAGACAATTTGCCTAGCCGCTTGGAGCCGTCAGCAAGCCTGTCGAAATGCCTGACGACACCGTAACTTCCTTTGGGACTCTCTCTGTATTCTCCGCTCAGAGTCCAGCCATCCTTTCTTCCTCGGTAACGTTGAGTTCCTTACCTAGCGGCGCGGAAGTGTCCTCAAGAAACTTCTCCCGCTCCGCGATAATTTCTGCTATCTTTTTCTCGGGGAACTTCTCCCCTATTTCCTGCAACGCGCCTTTCACCGATTGCATAGAGTTCTTGAGCTTGTTGACTTCCATCGTGATCTTCTCTGCTTCGTTTTCGGGCAGCGGCAGGTGGGGGATTATACGGTTGTCGTAATCGCCTGCTATGTCGCCCGTCTTGAAGTCATAAGGAAACGTCGAGTCAGTCTTGGAATAAATCTCAAGCATCCTCAAAACGTATTCATTGGCTTTAACCAAACGCGACTTCCATACCCGCCAATCCTGTTGAGTGGCGCTGACCAGATCGGAATAAAGCAGTTTCAGCGCCACGCCGCTTACAAGGCCGAAGCCCTTTATCCTGTCGGGGGTGATGTCGGGTACGTCACCGATAAGGTGCATCACGTTCTCAAGGCGCGTAAGGAAATCGGCTAGGGCATTGGAATAGTTGAAAGAAGACTCCAGTTTCTTCGCGTCAACCTGGTCGCCGCCGATGTTCCATAGTTCCTGCGGGCTTATCTTCAACTGTTTCTCGGCATCTGGCGGCGCGTTGAGAAGAACGGTAATGGCGAACATATTGAACCTCAACGAGTCAGCCGCGTCCGAGAGGGAACGGTTGTACTGGTCCATGATCGGCACAAGGTCTTTGAGATAGCTCATGCCGAAGATATCCCCCGACAGAGGTTGGTGCGGGAAGATGAGAACGGGCAGAAAATCAAGGCCCGTGTCGTACCTGTTGTACCTGCCCTTTATCAGCTCGAGGTTAGAGGCGGCGTAAAGCCCTTCCGAGAGGTAACATTTACCGCCTATCATCTCCCATGTCTGTCGCCAGAGGGTGGAGTCGTTGTCGTAGTAGCAACAGAAATGAATCTTGTCGAACACATCGGGGTCTTCGTCGTTGGGTATCGGGAATATCTCCTGCGCTGGCGCGAACTGATAGCGTACCCCGCGACCAGGAAGGTAGACGATCTTCAAGCCAACCGTGCCTGCTACGAAATAATCCTTCCCCGCCGATAGGAGCTTTTCGTCAAAGCGGTTATCACCCCAAACCTTGTAGATCATCTGTTCCCGCGCCGAAGCCTGGTCGTCAAGTTTCTTCTGCTTCTTGCTCGGCTCGTAATCTACTTTCTCCATTTCTTCAGGAGGGTCCACCGTGTTCGAGGGACATTCGACATCGGGGGCCGTCTCGAACATCCATGAAGACCTGCGCCTGACAAACCAGCGGGCGAGGTTGACGGGCATAACCGTCGGTTTGTACCCGAGCTTTGACGGCATAGACCAGTATTGGCCCTTGAGGTCGTAGTAGTCATAGAAGGTATTGACCTGCGTTATGCGGTAAAGGGCTTCGTCTCGAAGGAACTGGTATTTCGACCCGTACAGTTCATCGGTGATCTTCCAGACAAGCCCCTCGTCTATCCTGATCTCGTTGACACCCAAATCTTTCCAGGCGTTTTCTCTCGTCATCTATGAACCCCTCTGCATCCGACATGACCCGATTTGCTGTGCGAGTAGATCATGTAGCGAAGCGCGTCCATCGCGTGGTTATCCTTGTCTATCGGTCGGTTCTTGAGGATGGTCCCAAGATCGTCTTCCTCGTAGTGATAAGTCTCTGCCTCTCTCACCGTCTCGGGACATCGGTTAAAATCTATTTTCAAAAGCCCTTCGTCGAGATATCGGTTGACCGTGGCTATCCCCGCGTCGAGTTCGTTTTTCCCCCGCCGTGCATCAAGTCCAGAAAGCCGAAAGGCATTGATGTACTCTGGCCTGGACGGGTCGCACCAGTAGGTTCTGACCCCCCATTTCTCGAAGTATTCATGCGCCGTCTGCGTCAGCTTTTCTATCGTGGTCTTCGACTTGTAGAACTCATCCACCAGATGAACCTCTCCGTCGAATCCCACCAGCCCCGCTATAATCACCGAGGGGTCAATCCAGCCCCAGTCACAGCCGACCAGGGCGTATTTGTATTTTTCTTTGTTCCCCGCCTCTGGCGCGTCGGCGTGATGATTTTCAAGTTCGACCTGGTAGACAAGCCCCTCCCAACCGACAAACTCTCCATAGACTTCTTGCGCGAGGAAATTGCCAGAATAACTCTCCTTCAAACTCTTTATGTAATCTTTTGAAAGATGTACGTTTTCTTCGGTACTCCCGCGAAAGTAGGAGTAATTCCGACGATTTCTCCGCGCAAACTCATCCCATATCCAGTTGCGGCCCCGAGGCGTTGTCGTTATCCAACCACGTTCGGGCGGCAGGCGAAGGCGGGCCACCATCAACTTCCAGACCTTGTGCGGCACCTTCGCCGCTTCGTCTATGGCAAACCATCCGAGGTTCGGGCCACGGAGATCGTCGGGACGGTCGCAGGAACGCAGGTAAATACGACTCCCGTTGCGGAAGTTGATTATCTGGTTCATCTTGTTGTAGCTCTCGACTACCGTATCCCACGCCCCCCTGTCGCTCATCCGATCCCATATTTCCTCGGTGAGCATCGGGATAACGTAGTCATTCAGGTTGCGGTAGGTCGATGCCATTATCGTCCCTGGTGTCCCCGGCATCTCCAGCGATGTCATTACTGCGCGGAGGCAGAGCGAGAACGTCTTTCCGCTCCCCACCCCCGCTATCATCGCTGAGAACCTCGTCGGACTCGCCATGAACTGATATTGTGTTTTGGTCAACTTGAGTGGTATATCCATCAGGCGGTAATATGTTTATGTTGATGCTGGTCTGCTTCTTTTCCCTGACCCTTGCTTTCGATTCGAAGTTGCCGATCTTGTCCATGTAGATACCGAGGACGGTAGCGGCTTCCCTCGCATCCTTAAACCCGCTCTCGCCCTTCTCCAGCTTGCCTTTGACTATCCTGTTCAGTTGCAGAACTATGTCCCAGGCATCCTCTATCCACTTCTGGCGGCATCCTTCCCGTATCCTCTCTACCTTGTCGTCGGGCGGTCCCTCCTCGGCCTTCTTCACCCAGTAGCGAACCGTGTTTTCGTGTACCCCCATCTCTTTCGCTATCTCGCGGAAAGACCACTCTAGGTCGCGCAGGGCAAGCGCCCTCTCTACCTGCTCGGGGGTCGCGTGTGGTTTCTTTGCAGCCATTTCACTTCAAGAACAGTTTGGTGAACTCGGGGTTGTCCCGAAGGACCGCGCAGACCCCATTCGCCAGGGCGGTGAGAACGTCGTGGTCAAGCGACTCAAGTTCCATCTGCCACTTCAATGACTCGAAGACCTCGTGCATCAGATCGTTTTCGGGACGGTTCTTCTCAAGCAACTTATCGAGGACTATCCTGCCCTCCATAGAGTAATGCCTTGCCACATCGTCAGAATTGAGGGCTATGTTCTGTTGAAACTCCACCGTGTAGGCATAAGCCATTATCTTGAAGGGGTTAAGGTCGTTCACCTTTTCCTGTCCCTCGCCGCTTCCATCTGCTTGTAGATATACATGACCAGCTTCCAGAAGCGGGGGTCGCCCTCTTTCATCTGATTGCGGGCCTGGGCTTTTGCCCTCTCCCACAGGTCTTCATACTTAACGGCGGCTACTGGCATATCAATGAGATGGAGGCCAATCGATGTCATCTCCTAAGAATATAACCAAGCAAAAAACTCAAGGAAGTTCAACATCTCACCGATCTTCAAAGACCAAA